TCTGGCCAAGAGGGCCGAATAAGGAGGCGATCTTTTTAATTTCAACTCAAGTTTTGGTTTTTCTATACTTCACTCTAGTTATAAAAATAAAAGCCCCAAAAAAACGGGGCTTAATCAACATTCTGAAGCCACGTCTTGATGAGACGTGGCTTATTTTAAGTGTGTTGATTATCCTCTCGGAGGATATGGGTCTCTCCCATGGCTGTCTTTAGATTGAATTTTGCCATCTTTACCATGAATCACTAGTTCGGTACCTTGGTTTTTCGCGATTTCTCGCCCAATTTTTACAGCTTCCTGTTTTGTATCGGTTACTTTAGTCGGCTTGTTACCACCTTCTGGTTTTACAGCCCAGCCGTCTTTGTGCGGTACTATATGCTGATTCGGCATGTTACTTCCACCTCCTTTCATAGGTAAAAAGTTCTACATAACAGGAGGAAAATCCTTCCTGTTGTCGAAGTATGATGCTGGGAGGTGGTAATGTATGGCGTCAAAAACGCTTCAAGTTATTCAACAAATATTGGAACACCTTGATAATTCGATGGATGGCGACGTCGTTGATATGACTGCAATTTCACCGGAAGCATTAGAGATTACTGAAGCTAGATGGCACAGGGTCATAGGTATGATGGTTGAGGAAGGTTTGATTGATGGTTTTGCGAAGGTAACAACTCTGCAAACACAATACAACCAGTACAAAGCGATAACCCCGGAAATTACCCTAAGGGGCCTACATTTCATGAACGAAAATAAAGACGCAGCAAAGTTATATAGAATCGCTAAAGAAATAAGAGATTGGATTAAATAAAGCACCCTAACCGGTGCTTTTTCTTTTGCATCTCCACCCCATAATTTGCTACACTAATCCTAGTGATATAAATGACACTAGGGGTGGAGCCATGAACGATAGAAGGCTTATCACATACAGTGAAAAGGGGGGCGAGGATTATACGAACATCCCTTGGGGAATCGAACGATTCGACCTTACGTTTAAGGAGTTTACGCTGTATTTCCTCCTGATTCAGAACATCAACCAGACGAACATGGCGGAGATCAGCTTTAATGAAATTGCCTCCAGGCTGCAAATCACGAGGAGAACGGCGATAAGAGCGATGGCAAGCCTAGAAAAAAACAGACTGGTCCGGAAGGTACATAATACGGACGAAAAAGGTTCTCGCCTGTCGAATGCATACGAGGTGTACCGCCCTTACCCTTATGAGTTGGAGGAGTAGTTTATGGAGTTCCCCAACGGGTATTTTAAAGGGCCGAATGATATTTTTGACTATGGGCTAGGGCCTTATCAGTTGATTGTCTATTTGTATCTAGTCCGCTGCGGCAACAATGACGCCGCTTCATTCCCTAGCTTAAGGACGATTGAAAAAAAGACCGGGATCAGCCGGCCGAAAGTCATTAAGACGCTGGACGAATTGGAGGCATTGGGTTTGATCGAGAAAAAGAAAAGAGCCGGCGGAGCAAAGAGCAATGTTTACAAAATAATCACCCCCGAGAGGTCGAAATTATGTCACTAGTCCCCCTAGTGACATACCCTAGTGACACGAATTAGGTGGTTAATCACGTTTACCACCGGTGGTTAACGACATTTACCACAGTGGTTAACCACGTTGACCATATAAAGAACTAAGATAAAGAACTATTTATAAAGAACCAATAAAGATATGCTCAAATCTCTTCAATATGAAAATTAGGTCACTCATAATAGAGTGGCCTTTTTATATTGCATAGAAAGGGTTGATTGTGATGAAATCTCCAATTTGGGAACGAGTGATATATGCGCTGATCGTATTGTTGTTGGTCATGATGATCGTCGAAAAGGCTTATGACATGTACAGGATCTACGAGGCAGATCAGATGCTACAGCAGATGAAGGAGCGGCTACCATGAACCAAGGAATGGATTGTGATCATGGGTTTGTGAATGCAAATGATGGGACAAGGGATAAGGTGTGTGTCTTATGTAAACGAAGAGCTATGCAAGCTGTGATGTCGATGCCCCCGAGTGCAGTGGGAAGGACAGAGCTTGTGTTGAATGCAGAGCAACATCGAGAGCAAGTCGCACCGCAGTCATTATCCTCAGCGCTTAGAAGCTTGGCGGATGAATTGGAGAATGCTTTGCCATTCTTAAAGAGGGATCATTTATGAAACTCGTAAATCTGGACAAAGAACGCAGTAAGCGCAAGGATATCCGTACTCCCTTCATGGTGGCCGAGAGCCTGTATGATGAGGCCATTAATAATAAAGACCTTGATGCAGTGCTGTACATCACCTTGGGCAAAGACGGGGAGATGACGATTTGCTACAGCGGGGATGATCGTTTGAAGATCATTGGGCTGCTGGAGATAGCAAAGCAAGAGCTGTGTCTGGATGGGATGGATTAGGAGAACGTCACCAGACGCACAGAATGGCACCGTAGAGCGTTTGTATGACTCGGGAATATAAATCTTCATGCGAGGTATAAAAAGGGCAAAATAGGGCGATTTTTGCGGTCACGGGTCCTTCTGGAGGTCGAAGATGACTGCGGGTGCTCGCGAGCCCGAAAAGGGGTTAGTTTTTATGTTTTGAAAATTGCTTTCATTTTCACTGTGGGGTTAAGGCAAAGTGGTGAAAACGAAAAATCGCTACCAAATGATAGGCTTGATTTTACCAGGATAAAGTCGTGTACAAAGAATGAAAGTAGGTGATGCGGCGATGGTTGAACAAAATAAGAAAGTAAAGCCGGCCGACATGATCATCTCTACAGGGGATTTAGCCGAGATCATCGGGAAAACCAAGCAATGGGTAATCAATCTGAATAATAACGGAATATTGCATAAAGTAGAACGGGGGAAATATATTTTGGGGGCCTCGGTCCGCGCCTATATTGAATACGTTACGTCCAGCTCGCAAGAAGATAATGGGAAGGCGAAGCAGGTGAATGAGAAAGCGGAATTAACGCGCCTGCAGAAAGAGAAAGCACAGCTGGAACTCGAAAAAATGCGCGGGGAACTATATCGAGCCGATGAAATAGATATGATGTTTACCAACATGATCCTAACGATAAAGGCGAAACTGCAAGCTTTGCCTGTCCGAACCTCTCCGATGTTAGAGGGAGAAAGTAGGAAAGAAATCGAACGGATTTTGCGAGAGGAAGTTGACGCGATTTTAATCTCAATGGCGAATCACGATCCGGGAGGACAAGGGAGTTAGATCGAATGATATCCGATCGGGCTGTGGAATATGTAAAGTCGCTGTTTAAAAATTGGATGCCGCGACCGCCATTGACTGTATCTGAATGGGCAGATAAAAATCGCGTACTTACCACGAAAACAAGCTCTGAACCCGGACTTTGGAGAACTGATCGGGTCCCGTACATGCGCGAGATAATGGACTGTGCGAGCGATCCGAATGTAGAGGAAATCGTCATAATGGCCTCATCGCAGGTGTCGAAAACCGAGTTTCTTCTGAACATTGCCGGTTATCATATGGATTATGATCCGACGTCAATCATGTATGTGCAGCCGGACATTGATACTGCAGAAGATTTCTCCAAAAACCGCGTGCAGGAAATGATCGATGCCTCCCCGACTTTGAGAAAAATCGTGACGAAGGCGAAGGGGCGAGCCAGCGGCAACACGATCAAGCTAAAAGAATATCCGGGAGGATATATCCGGATTGTCGGGGCTAACTCGCCGGATGATCTGGCATCCAACCCGATCCGGGTCTTGTTGATGGACGAGATCGACCGCTACCCTGCGTCAGCCGGTAAAGAGGGCGACCCGGTATCCCTCGCTGAAAAGCGTACAACGACATTCTGGAACCGAAAGATCGTCTACTGCTCCACGCCAACAATAAAGGGATCATCTCGGATTGAGGAATTGTATAATGACAGCACGATGGAAGTATATGCTTTACGATGTCCTGGTTGTGGGGAATATCAACAGATAACGTTTGAAAACATCAAGTTCCAATACCATATGGGCGGCAATGAGTTTGTGGTTACAGAGGTTAATCATAGATGCGAATATTGCGGGTTTTCTAGTGGCGAACGGGATTGGAAGCGTGGTGGCGGGAAGTGGATCGCTCGTAAGCCGCATAGCCGGCGCAGAGGGTTTCACTTGAACCAGTTCGTCTCGCCGTGGTCTTCCTGGCCGGAGATTGTTAGAAAATTCCTCGAAGCAAATCGCGATGGAAAAGAAAAACTCAAAACCTGGACCAATACCGTAATCGGTGAGACTTGGGAAGAAGAAGGGGAAAAGCTAGAAGCCCAATCTCTGATGAGTCGCTGCGAGGATTATGGGGCAGAAGTGCCGGATGGAGTAAAGATTCTGACGGCTGCCGTCGACGTCCAGGACGATCGTTTTGAGATCGAAGTCATGGGTTGGGGCATACGAAAGGAATCATGGGGGATTGAGAAGCATGTCATTTATGGAGACTTGAAGGGAGATCGGATCTGGAATGAGTTGGACGAATATTTGTCTCGTACCTGGACGAATCAGGAAGGTCGTAACTTCCCCATAGCAATTACTTGCATCGATTCTGGTGGTCACTTCACAACAAAAGTTTATCGTTTTTGCAGACAGCGAGAGGCCCGGAGAATTTTTGCTATCAAGGGTCAGGGTACCGAAAACGGGGAATACATTCCCTTGCTAAATGGACACAGAAGGACGCAGCGCGAGCATGCGGTCCTTTTTATTTTGGGCGTTGATGAGGGAAAGAACCAAGTTTTTGATTATCTCAAGTCTAAGCCCGGGCAAGTAGGGTACTGCCATTTTCCCGATGGCCGCGGTTACAACGAAAGCTATTTCCTCGGACTAACCGCGGAAAAGAAAGAACTCCGAAAGAAGAAAGGCCGCGATTATTACGTATGGGTACAGATACGCAAGCGGAATGAACCATTTGACCTGCGCGTGTACAACCTGGCCGCGCTTGAGATTTTGAATCCGAAACTGGATACCTTGGACGAAAAGTCGTCGATTCCGGCAGAAGCCCCCAAACAACCAAGGAAAACAATCAGAAAGTATGTCAAACGATCAAATATCTGGTAGGTGATGATTCATGAATAAGGCTAAGATCCGAGCTCGACTCGAGGAGGTCAATCGAAGATTGCAGCTCTACTATGAGGCGGAAACTGCGATATTGGCAGGAGCACAGTCCTACCAGATCGGCAGCCGGAACATTACGCGAGCAACTCTCGCAACTGTGCGTGACGAGATTGGTGTGCTTGAAAACAAGAAGGCTGAGCTCGAAAATATGCTCTCCGGCGCCGGTCGTCGAGCGACTTTTCGCGTGATTCCGCGCGACTTATGAAGGAGGTGATCTGATTTGTGATGATTGGTAATTACATTGATCGTGCCATTGAAGTTCTAGCTCCTCAATGGGCAGTGAAACGAGCGAGGGCCCGGCTTACGATGGAGGTGTCCAGAAGATTTACGAATTCAGGCTACTCACACAGCGGCGCCAGTACAGCCAAGAAATCCATGCGCGGTTGGATATCCGACAGCCGCAGCCCGCAGGAGGACATCGGGAATAACCTTGCAAAACTGCGGGAGCGCAGCAGGGACCTGTACATGTCCGGCGGACTCGCGACATCAGCGATCAACAAAAACAAGTCCAACGTGCTCGGATCGGGCTTGGCTTTGAAGTCACAGCTTAATCACCGCGCACTTGGTCTTACACCAGAGCAGGCGAAAGAGTGGGAAGCTAAGACCGAAGCGGAGTTTCAGTTATGGGCGTTGAGCAAGATCGACAACACAGGGCTCAATGATTTTTATGACGCACAGCGGATCGCGCTGCAGGGATGGCTGATGAATGGCGACTCTCTGGCTGTAATCAAGTATGCAGACCGAGGGGAGATTCTTAATCCTTATCGCTTGCGATTACATTTGGTCGAAGCGGATCGACTGAGTACGCCTGGGGAGGTATCGCAAGTCGCCATCGGCTTTGATACCTTATCGATGGATTATGTCGAGCTGCCAGACGGTCGCCGTATTCAAAACGGAGTTGAGACAGACCCGATGGGTCGGGTTATCGCCTATCACATCTGCAACCGGTACCCAAACAGCATGCTGCCGACACGTACCCCTATCTCATGGCAACGAGTTGATGCGTATAACTCGGTCACAGGATTGCCCAACGTTGTTTTTATCATGGATCCGGAGCGTGCTGAGCAGTATCGCGGCGTGCCTTACCTGACACCGGTCATTGAGCAGTTAAAGCAAATGACCCGGTATACAGAGGCCGAGATCACGGCAGCTATCATCAACAGCTTTTTCACTGCGTTCATTACAACTGAAGATGTGAAGAACGACATCCCGCTGGGCGAGAGTATCGAGGATGATGAGCAACTCGATTTGACCCCAGAAGAGCGACTTAAAAGCTATGAGATGGGGCCGGGCACGTTAAACGTACTCGGACCTGGCGAAGATGTGAAGTTTGGTGAGCCGAAGCATCCTGTGACCGGGTTTGACGCGTTCATGAAGTCGATGGCACAACTTGTTGGTGCGTCGCTTGACCTGCCTTACGAAATGCTACTTGGCGTATTCAATTCTTCCTATTCCGCCAGCCGGGCGGCGCTCCTGCAGGCATGGCGTCCGTTCCGCGATCGGCGCGATTGGTTCGCGCATGATTTCTGTCAGCCCATATACGAAACGTGGCTCTTTGAAGCCGTAGCAACCGGACGCATACAGGCGCCCGGTTTTTTTGCGGACCCGATGCGCAGAAAGCTATGGAGCGAAGCCCTTTGGATCGGCCCGAGCCCGGGGCAAATCGATCCAGTTAAGGAGGTTCAGGCGGCAGCGATGCGAATCGCCAACAAATTCAGCACTCACGAAAAGGAAACGATGGAATTGACGGGAATGGACTACGACAACAACGTTGAAGTGCTGCGTCGTGAATATGAGGCGGCCAAGGACCTGCCGAGTGGATCATCAAAGCCGGCTTACGTTTCCGGCGAAGGAGGTGAAAACAGAAATGGCCAAGAGGATTAATATCAAGGGTGACATTATCCCTAACGATTACCAGTGGATCTATGACTGGCTCGAATGGGATGCAACGTCTCCGAAAGTTA